TGGGCTATTCAGTTCGCCACCAGGGACACCGATTACGTCTTCGAGTTCTGGACCAACAAGCCCACTCGGATGGTGCAGGCCACGGAGCGATTCCGTTCCGCGGTGATGACCAAAGAGATTTGCCACGACGGAGACGAGCGGCTTACTCGTCACGTTCTCAATGCCGTGACTCGTGAGGTCATGGTCGGTGGTGAAGTCGGCATTCTCATTCAGAAAGACAGCCCGAGGTCGAAGCGAAAGATCGACCTTGCCGTGTGCGCGATTCTCGCCCTGGAGGCCAGAGCCGACGCAATTGCCGATGGCCGTATGAAGCGCCGTAGAGGTCGCGTAGTCGGCTTCTAGAACGGAGGTTCATATGCCCGATGGCATCTTTTCTCCCCCGAGCACCCCACAGATGTGGGTAGACTATCTCAATGGGAAGCTCCTGACGGCTCGCAGCTCCTATCAGACCTTCAGCGAGTACTACGACGGCAAGCATCAGAAGATGGTGTTCGCCCAGGCCCGGCACAAGAAGCAGTTCGCCGAACTCTTCGAGAACTGGTGCGACAACTTCTCGGGCCTGATCGTTGACTCGGTGAATGAACGTCTGGCCATTGATGGTTTCCGGATGACGGATGAGCCCGAGGCGGACAAGGACGCTCGGGAGATCTGGCAACGGAACTTCATGGATGCCGAGTCGAATGGGGCACACCTTGATGCCCTTATCAACGGTGTCTCATACGCCGTTGTGTGGGCTGACAAGGATGGTAAGCCGACCATCACGGTGGAGTCCGCGGAGCACGTGGTTGTGCAGTTCTACCCCGGCTCTCGCCGGGAGATAGAGGCCGCTGCCAAGTTCTATGTGGACGATTGGGGGCGCGAATGGGTCACGTTGTGGATGCCCAACGTCGTCTACCGGTTCATTCGTGGTGAGAGCGGATGGCAGGAGCAGAAGGCCGAGAAGAACCCGCTTGGTGAGGTTCCTGTCGTCCCCATCAACAACAGGTTCCGAATTGCAGGCGATCCCATCTCTGACCTGTCCGTTGTGATCCCCATTCAGGACGCCATCAACAAGATTGTGTCTGACGCTCTCCTGGCGTCCGAGTATGCGGCCTGGCCTCAGCGCTATGTGACGGGCCTTGAGATCCAGGAAGACGAGAACGGTAACCCCGTCGAGCCGTTCAAGATTGCCGTTGACAAGCTGCTCCAGGCCGAGGACCCCAACGCGAAGTTCGGGCAGTTCGAGGCTGCTGATCTCGGCAATTATGTCAAGCTCGTCGAGATGCTGGTTCAGCACATGGCGAGCATATCCAGAATTCCGTTCCACTACTTCCTTCTCAACGGTGGAACGGCACCCTCGGGCGAGGCGATTACTTCTGCCGAGGCAGGTCTTATCTCCAAGGTCCGGGAACGGATGCTTCATTTCGGAGAGGCATGGGAGCGCGTAATGCGCCTGTGCTTCAAGGTCATGAAGGACCCGAGGTCCGAAGCCTTTGGCGCTGAGGTGATCTGGCGTGATCCGGAAAACCGCACAGAAGCTCAGCACATGGACGCCCTCTTGAAGCTCAAGATGATCGGCGTCCCGATAGACCAGCTCCTGTCCGATGCCGGATACACCCCTCAGCAGATCGAGCGTTTCCGCAAGATGCGGGAAGAGGACGCCAAGGCCGCAATGGAACTGGCGAACAAGTACCCGAATCCCGCTATGGGGGCCCCTGGTGGGCCTGGTGCGGAGAAGGGTGCAAGCCCCGAGAAGGTGGCTCAGAAGCCACCGCAGGGGAACTCAGGTAACGCCGCCCGGCAGAAGGCCGGCGCGTAACTCCAGACGGGCTTAGGTCCCGTCCTTTCGTAGGCCCTCAGCCGAAATGGCGGAGGGCATTTTTCATGCCCAGCCGAAATGGATGGTACGTCATGAGTGATTCCCAGAACCCCACGAACAACAACGCTCCTAATCCCCCTGCTGGTGATGGGCAGCAGCAGACTCCCCCTGCCCCGCCGGCTCCGCAGAACGAGCCACCGAAGGGTCCCCAGACTCTTGAAGAGGCTCTGGCAGAGCTGGAGAAGTGGAAGCACCTGAGCCGGGAGAACGAGAACCGGTGGAAGTCGGCTTCCAAGGAGCGTGACGAGCTGAAGCAGGCGACCATGACGGAAGCCGAAAAGGCTCTTGAGCAGGCTAAGCAGGAGGCTCGTCAGTCGGCTCTTGCCGAGGTCGGTAACCGCCTGGTCGAGTCCGAGCTACGTCGTGTGGCTGCTGAGGCTGGTGCCCAGCTTCCGCCTGTCGAGTTTCTGAACACCTCGCAATTCGTGGGTGATGACGGTCTGCCTGTTGTGGACCGCATCAAGACCTTTGTGGAGTCACTCCCCAAGCCCGCCGCGGGTCCTGAGTATTCCCAGGATCTCGGCCTTGGCCGCCAGGGCTCTGCCGTAGCAGGCCAGCTCAGGCGTGCTGATCTCGCCAACATGACCTACGCAGAAATCGCGAAGGCCCGTAAGGAGGGCCGCCTTGACGCGCTTATGCGAGGTGAACTCTGACCCACCTTGTGAGGTAATCTATGTCTTTTCAGACTCAGGCCGGTAACAACGCTGGTGCCGGCGCACTTCAGACCACCTCTGGTCATTTCATTCCCGAAGTCTGGATTTCCCAGCTCCTTGAGAATCTCGAAGAGAACCTGGTTCTTTCCTCGGCCACCGTCACCAACCGGCAGTACGAGGGTGAGTTCCGGCGTGAGGGCGACGTTATTCGCATCCCGCACTTCGTTGACACCGTTACTGACAAGGGTCTGGTGAAGGCGTACGGAGACATTGGTACGGCTGACCGTGCTCAGCTTGAGTACATCAAGATGACCGTTGCCAAGGGTTCGAGCTTCCACATTGAGCTTGACGCTCTGCACCAGCTTCAGACCAAGGCTGGTATCGACCTGATGAGCAACCTGGTGGCGCAGCGTGCTCGGGCGACTGCTCTGGCCATTGACGAGCTGGTTGCTCTGACCCTGCTCGCTGCGATTCAGGGCAAGGATCTGAATGGTGCCGAGGACAGGAACGCGACGGTCTCAGGTCTGCCTGCTCTGCACGGCTCCATTGACGTGGTGAGCTCCACCACCATCGACCCCGACACCACCCGCAAGGTCACGGTGTACGACTACATCGTCTCCATGCTGGAGAACCTTGATGTGAAGGCGGCTCCGCAGGACCGATTCCTGTTCATTTCGCCGCGGATGCGCTCGCTGCTGCTGCGTGACCCGCACTTCATCGACGCTTCGCACTGGGGCGGGAACGCGGTCATGCCGTCTGGTGCCATCGGCACCATCCTGGGTGTCCCGGTCGTTGTCGCCAACACCCTGGGCGACCACATCCGGCCGAACAACAAGCTCATCCGCAAGGGCAACGAGAAGTTCAAGAGCGTCGACCTGTTCATGGGCTCCACCAACGCGGTGTCCGTCGTCATCCCGTTCGCGGAGATGAAGGCGTACGAGCCCGAGGCCAAGTTCACTCAGGCCGTGAAGAGCCGGGTGATCTACGACGCCAAGGTCATCCGTCCTGAGCAGCTCGTTGTTGCCACGGGCGTTGAGGCCGACATCGCCAGCCACGACCCTGCTGCGGGCGGTGCCTGATCTCAAAGTTGAATTGAGACCCAAGACGGGAGGTAACCCGAGTGGCTTTTACCACAGTGGAAGAGGTGGCCACCCGTCTTGGGTGGCCTCTCTCAACGGATGAACAGGCCAAGGTTCAGGCGTTCATCGAGGACTGCACGGTCCTCATCGAGGAGTACTGCGGCAAGGACTTCGAGCGCCGGGAGAGCCAGAGCTTCCAGCTCCCTGCGAAGGGAGGTTGGTACCTGGAGATCCCCCGGCGCTACAGCGCGTTCCTGACCGTGGACTCGGTGGTCCTGGACGACGGGACCGTAGTGGAGGACTACCGGCTCAACGGGAACTTCCTGGTGCTTGAAGAGTGCTGGCCGGAAAGCGGTTACGCCACCATCACCGGCTCTTGGGGCTACGCCAACCCGCCGGCTGCGCTGAAGGTCGTCACCACAGCTGAGGTCATCCGATGGATGTCCCAGACTCCTGGTCTCGCCATGGAGCGGACTGGTGAACGGGAAGTGGAGTACGCCACGTCCTCATCGCCTCATTCCCTCTCTGAGGCCGCCAAGTCGGCGCTTCGTCGGTACCGGCCCTCAGTAGGGACTCTCACGCTCACGCGGGAGGACTGCTGATGGGCCAGTATGACGAGGTGATTGAGGTCTACTCCGCTGTTGAGGTGGAGGGTGCCTACTCGAAGAAGCTCGACTGGGCGAACCCCACGCTGGTTCTCCGCAGTCGGGCGAGTGTCCAGCCCGATCGTTCTTTCGAGGTCCGGTCCCCGGAAAGGGATCTGACTCAGGCACGGCTGAATGTCTATCTGCCGTACACCGAGCTGATCGACGACCAGCACCGCGTTTTGTGGCGCGGTGACTGGTACGAGATCGATGGTCCTCCGGGGCTCTGGCCTTATGGCTCAACCCGTCACACCCACCTGATCATCTGGAGGGCGAAGAACGGATGAGAGAAGGCCAGTTCAAGATGACGATGGAACGGGGCTGGGAGAACAAGGTGTTCTCCACCCTGGAATGCGGCGCTCTGGTTGCCGAGGTGGTTGCGGAGATCCGGAACATTGCTGTCCGGGATGCGCCCCGGCACAAGGGCGCGAGGACTAATTGGAACACGATCAAGAAGAACATCCACGGTTTCGTTGAGAAGGATGCCAGGGGGCACTACGGCAACGTCACGATCGAGTTGAATGACCGAGTGCGGCACGCCCTGCTTCAGGAGTTCGGCTGGACCGACAAGGCCGGCCGGCGGCATCCCGGTAAGCGGTACCTGAGATCGGCTCTTCTGAAGGCGAGGGTGGAATGAGTCTTGATCCCATCGCCTGTGTGGTCTCGTATCTCCGGAGTCAGCCTGACCTTTATCAGGTTGTCGTCACCGGAGACATGGGAGCCCGTGAAGTCGGAGACACCACGGTCTACGTGGAGCATGACGGAGGCTACCGCAGGGACAGGGATGCCGAAGTGGATCGGGTCTATGTGGCCTATGAGGTCTACTCGCTCGACCGCGAGGAGGCCGCAGAGCTGTCCTTCAAGGTGCGGAATCTCCTCCTGCGTGGGCTCCGTAACGGTGTGACTGTCGGAGACCTGTATTTCCTCGACTCCCGCGACGAGGAGATGCCGGATTACGAGCCGGACGACACCTCTCGGGAGCACGCCTACTGCGGTGTCGTCTCCTTCTATTACCAACAAGCCTGAACCATCCGCATACGCACGGCCCTTTGGGGCCGTTTTTTGTTGCCCCCAAGTTGCCGTTAGGAGCACTTTATGCCTTCTGGAAACGCTGAAAAGATCCGGTTCGCACCGGACGGAATGATCTACATTGCGCCGGTCAGCCCGACACTCGTTCTGCCGACCGAGGTTGGTGACGGCCAGACGCCGCCGGACGGTTACTCGGCTCTGGGCTACGTCTCTGAGAACGGCGTGACCCTTACCCCGTCCATTCAGACCACTCCCCTGCCGGCGTGGCAGGCCGCGGCTCCTGTCCTTTACAACGTCGACTCCGCCGCGTTCCAGCTCCAGGCCACGCTCCTGGAGGCTTCCAAGCTCGTCACTGAGACCTTCTTCGGTGCCGAGTGGGAGGAGGTCATGGAGGACGTTGGTGGTACTCCGACCCCGACCGGTGAGTTCCGACTGAACCTCAGCTCGCTGCCCGAGCTGCGGGAGTTCTCCATCGTCGTGGACTGGAAGTACAAGGACAACCTTTGGCGGTGTGTCATCAACCGCGCCATGGTCGCTGAGCGTGGTGCCATCACCCTTCAGCGGACGCAGAGCCAGCAGTTCGAGCTGACCATCGACGCGATGGATTCGAGTGGCTCTCTCGGTTACGTCCTGACCACCGAGGACATGGGCTCCTAAGCCGATTTCAGACCTTGCCGGGAGGTCTAAAACCCCGGCATCAGAACTTGCCTGATTCTGGCACACCTGCCGTTTCAGGCAAGTTCATCTCTCTCACTCACTAGCAGCTTTCCAGGAGACTCACCATGGCTACTGCACGCAAGACCACGGCCCCGAAGACTGTCAACGCCGCGAAGAAGGCGGAGGCCGTTCACGACGAGGAGAAGGGCGAGGACAAGAGCCCGGAGATGGCCACCTTCGAGTACAAGGGCTACACCTACTCGGTGCCTGCTGACCCGCTGGACGTTCCGATGGAAGTGGCTTTCGCCGAGTCGGAGTTCGAGGTCATTGAGGCCATTGTCGGACCGGACCAGTGGGTTGAGTTCCGCAAGACTCGGCCGACCATCCGTGAGTTCGGAGAGTTCTCCGAGCTTGTGCTGAAGGCGTCGGGTCAGGGCTCTGACGAGGGAAACTGATTCTCACCGTCCGCTGCCTACAGGAATACAGTGATGAGCTGGAGGCGGATCTACAGGAGTTCTTCCATGTGGATCTTCTCGACCTGTGGCGCGGGCGGTTGTCTTTTCGTCGGCTCGGGGTGTTCATCAAGTCCCTGCTGAAGAAGCCGGGACGCTCCATGTTGCTGATGGCCATGGATGAGTCCGCGGAATGGGATGTCGAAGAGTACCTGTTGGCCCGGATCTCGGATGCCCTCGAACTCTCCAACTATTTGTTCATTCAGGCGAATTCGGCTGAGGACGCCGAGCCTATTGAGCTGCCTGAGCCTATCGAGCGGCCGGGACAGCCGCAAGAGGTCAAGCAGAAGCCCAAACCCCAGTTCGCATCAGGCCAAGAAGTGGCCGCGTTTTTCAACAGGATGAATAGCTTGTAGGAGGCCGTATGGCTACGACTGGCAGCGGCCGGGGGCCTATCAAGGTTGGGTCGGGTTACATCGACGTATTCCCGAAGATCAACCAGAAGCAGCTACGGGAAGCTCGGGCGCAGCTTGAAAAGCAGATGGGGGCCACCGGCAAGAAGGCTGGTAAGGCTCTGTCGGACGGAATCGCCACTCAGGTGGCGCAGGTCCCCAGGAAGGCGAAGCAGGCTGCGGAGAAGGCCCAGAAGGAGATCCAGCGGAGCGCTCAGGACTCCAAGAAGGTCCTGAAGCGGATTGAGCAGGAGATCACTCGGGAGTACGGCCGTGAGGCCGGCAAGCGGTTCCGTGAGGCTGCGGAGCTGGAGAAGAAGAAGCAAAAGCTTCTTGACCAGACTTCTGCGGCCACTCGCAGGGCTCTTCAGAACACGGTGCGGGAGGAGGAGCGGTCTGCTCGTACCACTGCCCGAGCGTGGCAGACGGCTGAGCGTGAGCGTCTGCGTCAGATCCGGGATCGGGAGCGTGCGGAGCAGCAGGCCGCACGGGATGAGGCTCGTCGGTGGGAGACGGCTCAGCGCAGCTACATGCGCTTCCTCCAGGAGCGCCAGAGGGCTGCGGAGAGGGCGGCCCGTGAAGAGGCCGCGGCTCATCGTCGTGCACATCAGCAGATGCGCGATGACATCCGGCGCACTCTCATGGAGGCCCGGACTGCTCGACTGGCTGACCTCCGGTCCCAGATGGATGCTCACCGGGATCAGCTTGCGTCTCTGCGTTCTCAGCTCACCAGCTACCGGCGTCAGATGCAGGATCACTCCCGTGCCGTGGGTCGGTCTCTGACCAATCTTCAGACGGGGTGGCGTCGGCAGGGTGAGGCCATTGAGCGTCTTGGTACGAACATCACCGAGACCGGACGGCTCATCACTCAGAACCTTCTCGGACCTCTGGGCGCTGTCTCGTCGCTGCTGACCAACATCGGTGTGAAGTCTGCGGACATGCGCATCCTCGGTCAGCTCGGTCTGACCTCTGCTGGTGTTTCCAAGAAGGCATCTGCGAGTGAGATGCGGCGTATCCAGGAATACGCCATTGCGACGCCTTTCAGCATCGACACGATGCACGAGTACCAGATGAAGCTCATCCGCTCCATCGCGGCGAGTGACAAGTCTTGGTACAACCGAAATACGCGTTCTGCGGCTGCTAACCGTGCTGCTGCGAAGACCACTGACATCATCATGGCTGTCGGTGACTCTATGGCCCGCGCGGGTAATCTCAATCCCGAGGAATTCAAGAGGGCCATGTATGCGGTTGACCGCATCATGGACATGGACAAGGCCCCGACTCGGAACATCAACCAACTCGTTCGTGCTACGGGTATTCCTGCGGCTGAGCTGGCTAGGATGTTCGGCTTTGAGTCTGCTGGTGCCTTCTGGAAGCAGGTTGGTACTCCTGTCGCCAAGGGTGGCGGTATTTCCGGCCAGGACATGATCAACAACCTGCTTCGGTTCTGGGACCCAAATTACTTCGTGATGGGACCGGACGGGAAGCCCAAGATTGACCCGAAGACGGGTCAGCCGATCATCAACCGGGATTCGTCTCGAACCGGTGGTTCGGCCGGCTTCGGTGAGCGGATGACCTCCGCGACCATCTCTGGTCGTATATCCCAGCTCAAGGAGCGGGCCCAGTACGAGCTTGGTTCCCTGTTCGCCGAGGAAGACCCGAAGACCGGCGAATACAAGTACACGTCCCTTGGTGAGTCCATCATGGGTAAGGCCAAGGGTAAGGACAAGTACGGCAACACCATCTATGAGGGTGGTCTCCTCCAGCAGCTTGCCGAGCTGGGCAAGGACCAGAAGGACAATGTCGTCACTCTGCTGAAGACGTTCTTCGAGTCCATCAGCACCTTCATCTCTCAGCTCCAGTGGTTCTCTGACTGGCTGGAGTCTCACCCCGAGGTGAAGAAGGTCTTTGCCGAGCTTCTGAAGATGGCTGCCGCTGCGGCTCCCTTCGTCCTGGCTCTCGGTCTGGCGACCAAGACTCTCGGTAAGGTCAACAAGATTCTCGCTGCGGCTCTGACGCCTTTGGCGGGTCTTTTCAAGGGCCTTCGTGGTGCTGTCCGTACGGGGCGTCAGGTGGGTGCCGGCGTTGCCTCTGCTCGTCGTGGTGAGGGCTTCAGGCAGGGATACCGTGACCGCCGTACTGAGCTTCGTGGCGGTGACGACCGGGGCATTTTCGCCCGGACCCGTGACCGGATTACCGGTAACGACTCCCGGAGCAACCAGCTCCGCCAGTCCATCCGTGACACCGAGGACGCCATCAGGCAGACCGAGGACAGCATCCGGGGTCTCCAGCGTCAGATCCGGGACACCAACGCGATCAGCATTCGCCAGCTCGTCGACCGGTTCGCCGGATCCGACCCTGGGAGCCTCTCGGGTGCGGCCAGCAGCGCCAGGACGAGCATCAGCTCTACCCGCTCTGAGGTGGGCGAGCTGAACCGTGCTGGTCTCGGCACCATCCGGCAGGAGTTCTCCGAGCTGGAGAACAAGGTCAAGGAGCTGGTCAACAAGCTGAAGGATGCGGCCGGAGAGGTCGGTGACCTCAACGGTAAGAGCCTCACGTCTCTGAAGGTCTCCGTCGACTCCACCACGGGCACGGTGGACGACCTGAAGAACTCGCTGAAGGACGCTGCGTCCGATGTGGGGGCTCTGAATCGCCGGAAGATTGACAACCTGCGTGAGCAGCTCTCCAGCACCAGGTCTTCGGCCAACAAGCTGGAAGACAAGGTGCAGGACGCTGCCAAGGCGGTGTCTGGTCTCAACGGGAAGAGTCTTGGGGCTCTCCGCGGTGAGTTCAAGTCGCTCAACTCCGCGGCCAATGAGGTCTACAAGAAGATCGGCACGTCCAAGTCTGGCTTGGCTGGCCGGATCACCAACCTCAACAACCGAAGCCTCAACAGGATCACCAAGGCGGCCAAGGATCTGGCCGATGCCCTGGACGACGCTGCCGACAAGGCCAGGCACCTGAACACCAACATCGGCAACGTCAACGCCAACTCCGCTCTTGGCGGAGGAAAGGGCAAGAAAGGTAAGGGTAAGCACTCCGCCCGAGGCGGCATGGTCACGCAACAGGATGTGGCCCGCTACGGAACCCTTCCCGGCTATGCGCCGGGAGTGGACACCATTCCCGCGGTCCTCTCTCCTGGTGAGGCTGTTCTGCGGCCCGAGGTGGCCAGGGCTCTTGGTCGGGAGACCATCGACGCCTGGAATGCCGCCGCTATGCGCGGTGAAATCCGGCACTACGCCAGGGGAACTGCGGGAGCTGGTCTCTACGACAAGCTCACCCTGATGCCGGTTACCAAGCTGTTCAACACCACGGTGGGGTTCGCTGCCTCTGGTGACCGAGTGGACAGGAGAGTTGGGACCGGCACGTTCCCGTGGGGTGCATTCCACGGTGGCCGCACCGCCGGCATGGGTGCTGCTCAGAAGTTCCGGGCGATGTTCGACCACTTCACCAAGGAGATGCCTAAGCGTCTTCGGGCCGCTCCTTCGGGCTGGGGTCAGCTTGCCAGCATTATCGCTGGTGCCATTGCCCCGACCGCGGGTCAGCTCTTCTGGGATGACGTGTGGAAGGGACACGGCAACATCGTTGAGCGAGGGGCTCGATTCGTTAAGCACCTCTTCGACCCTGACAGTATTTGGCAGATCCTCAAGGACGCCGGCTCGAATGTGTGGGACACCATCAAGAGCATCGGTTCCCTGGCGAAGGATCTGGTCACCGACCCTATCGGCACCATCAAGGAGTCGATAGGCGGGATGGTTCAGGAGTTCAAGGACTCCATGAACGTCATGACCGATCAGGTGGCGCTTGCGGCGTCCATCTTCGCCAACCCCAGCGAATACGCGAAGGCTGTCCGTGATGAATTCATGGCGACCGCCAAGGAAGCCATGCCCAACACGGAGGGCCTGTTCAACTTCGCTGATGGTGGCATTGTGCCGGGCTACAGCCCGGACGATGACCGTGTGAGGGCTCTGCTCTCTCCCGGTGAAGCCGTCCTTCGTCCGGAGGCGGCGCGAGCCTTGGGTGTGGCCAACATCGCCGCCCTCAACAAGGCGGCGAAGAACGGGACTTTGCCGAAGGAGGACAAGTCCAAGGTCATCATCCCTGCGCCGGATGCCGAGGCGTTCAAGAAGGCTGTCGACCAGATCGAGGACTCCCTTGACGGCGGCCGCCAGGCCGTGGAGGACACTCGGGACACCTCGAACCGGGCGTGGACGGATACGGGCTCCAAGGTGAAGTCTGCGGTGGACGGCACGATCAGGCCGGCCATGAAGCGGATGGTGGGTGAGCAAGTTCAACTTGCTCAGTCCTCGAAGACGAACCTCAACTCGGTGAAGTCCTCGGCTTCATCCGCGGCTTCGAGCACAGCCAAGTCGTTCTCGACCATGAAGACCGGCTTGAAGGGGCTCGCGTCCGCCTTCAGCGGTACTCAGTCGAGTATCGACAAGTCGATGGACCGTATCCCGTCCTCGGTGCGGTCGAACATCCGCAGTGCCATTGACTTCATTCAGCGGGCGATGATCTCGCCCGTCAACTCGAAGCTCCTTGGTCCTGCCAAGCTCGCCAAGATCGGCAACCTGCCGCAGTACGCAACGGGCGGTGTTGTTCCTGGGTACGCCCCCGGTCAGGACCGTGTGCTCGCGCTGCTGTCTCCGGGTGAGTCGATCCTGCGACCCGAGGTCACCAGGGCCATCGGTGAGGATACTGTTCACGCCCTGAACCAGGCTGCCATGTCTGGGAAGCTGCCCGCGTTCGCCTCTGGTGGCGTGGTCGGCAAGTGGGACGACGCTGTTCCTGGGATGTTCTCCGACACTGCGAGCCCGATCCTGAAGCGGCTCGTATCGAACTACCTGAGCAGTGCCGGGACCTGGCCCCGCCGTGCTGGTGCGGTGGGTGTGAAGAAGTCTGCCTCTGGTATCGAGAAGATCCTCGAAGCCCGTGACGAGGCATTCATGAAGACCATGATGAATCCGGTCGGCGATGCTGTGCGCCGCTGGGCTCCTCTGGTTCAGCGAGTGCTCAAGGAACTGGGGCTCTCCCTGAAGTACACGGAGCTGGTGCTTCACCGCATCCGTGTCGAGTCGGGAGGCAACCCCAAGGCCATCAACCTCTGGGACATCAACGCCAAGATGGGCATGCCGTCCCAGGGCCTCATGCAGACCATTCCACCTACCTTCAACGCGTACGCCGGCCCGTACCGGAAGCTGGGGATCACCAACCCCCTCGCCTCCATCTATGCGGGTCTGAACTACGCCACCCATCGGTACGGCTCCGGTTGGGTCAAGGCCTTGTCCGGTACCAAGGGTTACGCCACGGGAACGGACGGAGCTGCACCCGGCTGGGCGTGGGTCGGTGAGGAAGGCCCGGAGCTGGTCCGCTTCAAGGGTGGTGAGACGGTTCTCCCTGCCCATGAGTCCGCAATCCTGGGCGGTGCAGTCGAGCGAGGCTATGCCTCGGGTACGAAGAACTCGGGCCTCTACAAGGCC